GTCTTGTAGGCTTCATTAGCATACCCCTTCACCTTATCAGCAGAACCTTTGAAAAGAGTTTCAATACCTCCGAGCGATTGCTGAAGTGCTGCACCTTCACTGATTGCTGCCGAAAAGGCCTTGCCAATCCCTGCTGCTGCAATAACCTTTGTCATAACACCAACAAGACTAGAACCCAATGACTGTCCAGCGCTTTGTCCTGCTGCACTCGCTTCAGGATTGAGGATTGATTGGATTTTACCAGTAATCCCTCTAGCTGATGGTATCAATTGTACATAAGCCTGTGCTATTTCTGTAGCCACTAATCCTCACCTCCTATCTTTTCTAAAATTTTCTGACGATATTCTTCAAAGTCCTCACCAGAATCAAAGATCATCTCCTTGCTTTCTTTAGCTTTAGTTTTTCCTGTTAGTTCCTCTGCAACCATTAATGGTTTGTTGATTCCTTTCTGACCGTCCGTTGTTTTAAACCAAACAAGAGCAGAAAGCCTATCAAGCACGCCTGCAAGCAAAAAGGTTTCAAAAGGAACTTTGCTATTGGTCATTGCTAGTTTGATCCGTGAATCATCTCTCAGACCAAAAGCAAAAACAGCTACCTGGTCAGCAGGTAACTGTCTGTAATCAAAAACCCCATATGTTTCAGCTAAATCACAAATAAGAGCATCTTCATCTGTTTGAATCATTCTAGCAAGGAGCGCTATTTTTTTAACTGGTTCTGACTTGTGAAAATCTCACTAATTTCTGAACCCATTTTATCCAAAGGAACAATGCCATCAGCAGTCCGTACATGATTTTTCAAATCTTCTGATTTGTTACCAAGCATAAGTTTGACAACTTTTGGTAAAACTGCCGGATTTGTATCTACTTCAGCGATTGCTTCAAGCAACTCATAGTTTTCCAAGCGCTCTTTTGTGATTTCAAAAGCAAAGCCGGTCGAAGTCACCCCACGGATTGTTTTAATCTGTGGCGCAGCTTCTTTATTTTTCTTTTTGCGATTTTGTTTTGACATAGTTAAGCTCCTTTGATGTATTCATAGTGTGTGTCATCAGTAGCGTTAGGGAAGGCAGTGACTGTCGTACCATATCCGAGAACACTTCCATCGTTATAAGTGATTTCATCGATGGCAGTTACTTTTCCTGAAGGGATAACAATACGTTTAAGTACACCACCTTTTAGAACTGTTTCGATTACAAGGCAATGATGTGGCAATTCTTTTGAATTTGCCTTAATGGTAATTCCTGATGACAAGTCCCCAGATACATTATCTGATCCATAAACTTCCTTCAAAACTTCCACATTCAATGCTTCAATCAGCATATATTTGAATGTGTCTGTCTTTTCCTTTTGAACTGAACTTACAACGACACCACCCCATGCCTTAATATTTTCTGACTCAGGGGAGTTGCTATTAGTCATACCATCTTCTGAAATATAACCTAGTGCTTTAAACGCATCATCTAATTTTGTAGTTGCATCAGTTGGCAGTGTTGTTCCAAGAGGTGCAGAATAAACCGCACCTCCGATTTTAGGTTTTGCAGTCGTTACATTTGCTTCTGTAGCCATTTAATTTCTCCTTTTTAAAAATAATTAATATCAAATACGGCTTGATATCGATATTGTTTTGTTTCAGTGTCCGTAAAATTGTAATCACTGTTCAGGTGGACACCACAGATTGAATCTAACTCAATCAATCCTTTCACAGCACTTTTCACTTTCACATTAAGCTCTGCAGCCTTCTGCATAGTTGGGCCATAACTTTGAAAAGCAAAGGTCGCACTACTAGAATGATTTCGCTCCTTCCCACCTGTCTTTTGAATAATGACAAAGCTATCGGGAGCTTCAGCTTCATGCTCAAAAAATGACGGTACATCTAAATGACCGTCAAGATATTTCTTGATAATAATTTCAATCATCTAATGCACCGCCTTCAACAAAGTGTTATTTTTCAAATTATCCCTCTTCGCTTTTCGCGTAGCTGGATAAATCATAGCATTGGCCCTTGTCTTACCAACGTGGCTATCTTGTTCATAACCAGGGCCACATCTTTTTTTAATGACTGTTGCTTCTTTGCTCAGTATGTCCTGAATCTCTTTTGATTTCAAAAGAGCTCCTACACCCGCACCGATAAGCTTGACTTTGAAATTACTCATACGCTTCGACCATCACTTTCTTATTCCAGTTTAACGGCATCATTGATTCAATGCCTTCCAAAGGAATACCAATCGTGCGCCATTTGCGACCGAAAAAAAGAACCTCACGGTCTTTCCATTCATTCCGATCACCTTTTGGGATGCCTAGTGTATAAGAGGCCTTTTTTCCAGTCAGATTGAGCTGGTTGGTGATATCTTCTGTTGAAGCTGGAACAACCAGGACATTTTCTACTTGAATTTCTTTATTCTCATAGATAGGATGCCCAAAGTCATCCCGACCAGTCTTGGTTTTCCCAGTCAAAGTTACAGTAATTCCTTTAATCCGTCCCATAGATATCAATCACCCCATACCTTTGCTTTTTAAGGCCCAAACGTTTCAACTCAGAGTCCTTGATAAAGAGACCTCCACCAGGAACAAGATAAGAACCACTGAAGGAATATCCTAAAGCAGACTCAGCCATTTGAGTCATTGGTTCCTGATCAGTAGAGGTCATCAAGGTGCGAGCAACTACATCCACTGTTACAGATTTTACCACCATAGCAAAAGATGGATCAGTAGCAACCAATCCATCTAAATCTTTGCCAACTTTTTTAGCTTCAACTCTAAGAGAATGAGAAACAACTTCCAACAGTGCTTTAGCTCGTTTTTCCTCATCGAATTTTAACGTCCGCCACAATGTTTGAACATCTTCTACTGTTGCAAAGTTTTCCATCTCAATCACCCTTCGTTTGCGATTAGTAAATCAAGCAAGGCAGATTTGTTTGCTTTGCTATCATACTCAATACCTAGTTCGTCAAGCTTAGCTTTAATTTCAGCCACTGTCAGAAGGTATTCCTGTTTGAATTCTTCAATAGGAACCCAATCTCCAGCAAGCTCGCTATCTGTTGAAATGCAAACACCTGTATTTTTATCACGATATGTAGTCATTTTCTACCTCCATTAAGCTTTTACACGAGCGAATGCATCAGCATCTAGGATACCCCAACCGATAAACGCTTCAGCACGCAGCAAGATTTCATTGTAGGCTTTCAAGTCACGACCTGCTCCATCTGGATCACCATATTCAATAATTTCCATAGGAATATTTTCAGCATAGCCCCACTTGAAGCGATTTTCAAAGTCACCAACGATTGCATGGTCTGTTTGAGCAGTTCCACCTGTAACAGTCAAGTTTTTGTTTACGTCTGATTTCATTCCGTAGAACGAGTCAGGATTTTGGCCAAAACGGAATTCTGGATATTGAGATACACCGTTTACTTTCAATTTAGCAAGTGATTGTCCACCAACTGGAGAAAGAGCTACACCTGTAACTTCACCACCTTTAGCGACGATTTGTTGAACAGCTGCATCGATGTTGTCGTCAAATTTCTCTTCTGCATAATTTACGATATTTGCAGTAATCAAGCCATCAAATGAGTTGGTGTCACGGAAAGTTGCATCTGTAAGACCTTTCGGTTCCAACCCGTGAATGGCTGCAATGTCAAAAGCTTCTGCAATTTTCTTAGCAAATCCATCTGCGAATTGTGAAAGGTATTCAATTTGTTTAGCTTCTGAAGCATACTTAAATTCATCTGTGATACGTGCTTGATAGACAAACTTAAGAGGTTTAATTACCTTAGATGAGATTACTGCTTTCCCAGAGACTTTTTGTTCACCTTCGCCAACGATCTGTGCATTACCTTCTAAGTTGAAGATAAATTGTTCTACTCCATTAAATGGAATTGGTGTTTGGTTTGAAAGTTTAGCAAGAACAGAACGTCCTTGTACTTTTGAAATAAGTTCTTTTACTAATTCAGGTTTGAAAAGTGTTCCTTGTTTTAGTGAATTATCTGCCATTTTTTATTCTCCTATATGATTTAATTCTCGAAGCATTGACTTCATTTGCATTGTTTTATTATCGCCAACTTGAGGTTCAGTTTCTCTGATTGGCGCAACTGGTTGAGATTTTTTAATATACCCAGCCAAGCGCTCTGCATCTGCTTTGAAGCTATCTTCATCAGTTCCCTGCAAACGGTCTGCAAGGTCATAAGGCAATCCATACTGCAAAGCCACACGAGTTCTCAGACTAGCCGTCTCATATCCAGCGATTTGACTCTGCAACTCTTCAAGTTGCTTGTCAGCATCTACCTTACTTTGATTAGTAGCTTCAATCGTTGACTTCAAGCCAACATTTTCTTCTTCCAATTCTGCAACACGAGACTTGAGCTGGTCATAGTCGCCATACTTCTCTTTCTCTCGAGATAAGCGCCCCTTAATAGCAGCATCAAATTCTTCCTGTGTAGTGATTGGTTTAAATTCTGACATTGTCATGTCTCCTTTCTCCTGCTTCCCCGGCAGTTCGGTAATTTTTGGGCATCAAAAAAAGCAGTCACCTGACCGCTTATTTTAATAACTGATTTTTTGCTTTTTCTTAGGCTTAGTCGTAGCACAAGCCCAGTGCGCAAGCAAAGCACTATCCATCAAAGAAATATCCATGTCGTCAAAGTGCGATCGATAACCAAAACCACCATTTGAGCCAATATTCCGCTTGTCGCAGTTAGTGGCTACTTTAGACAATGATGGCTGGCCAGCATGACAGATGGTTTTCTGGTAGATTCCCTGTTCCCAAAGAGCGTTGGCCACGATGATTTCTTTCACCGTCGGAAGAATCACATTCTTGATTCTGTAGTCCTTCAACTCTTCGTCCAGGATCTTTTGACCACTTGCGCCATCGATGACAATTTGAGCCACATCAGATTGACGCAAGAAAGCAACCATCCACTCATTCCCATTACGAACGGATTGACAATCGACTGTTTCCACAAAGAAACGGCCATCCTTGGTACGTGCAGCAATGCTCAAAGCCACGTTCGTTCCATCTTGGCCATACTTGATACCAACAGACAGCTTGCCAGACAATTCTGGTACGTCATCCACCTTGAGCTCGTTCCACTCCGTCTCAGAAATAGCAGATTTCTGGTTGTAGGTTGGCCAAAATCCCAAACGTTGGATATTATGGTCCAGCTTATCCTCACCAAGCTCTGCTTCAATCTTACGCTCATTTAAGTGGTAGCCCATGGATGGATTGGAATTATACCAAGCTTCCACATCGTCGATTTCCTTTTCATCGGAAACCGACCACTCAGCCCAGCCAGAATACTTCCCTTTTCCAAAGAGACAAGTCTCACGGTATTTCGTAAAGACCGTACCACTCGATACAGGAGTTGGAGGTGTCCCACACATGATTGTGATAGGATTCTCACTATCCGTAACCGTGTATTTCAAAGCAGATTCCTGTTCAGTCGTGTACTCTTGAGCCTCGTCAATGATCAGCATATCAAATCCTTCACCAAGACCACCATTTGATGTTCTGGTACGGAATTGGATAACACCACCTGTTGAATAAAGTTCAATACGCTCTTGCCCCTTCGCTCGAATCGAATTGAAATCCTCACCATCCACATACCCCATCTTTTCAAGGTATCGCTTGACCTTTTCAAAAGAAGCATGAGATGTAGAAATTCGGTGAGCCGTGTGAAGGATATTTAATCCTTCATGTAGCCCCCAAATTTCACCAATATATAGGATTTCAGATTTACCGTTACGACGAGGGATAGAATAACCAAACTTCTGATGCACCCATAGTCCGTTTTTATCTACTGCCATTAAAGGTAATAGCAGATTTTTCTGCCAAGCATAGCAAGAAAGACCAGTCCGTTCGTAAAGTTCAATCGCTTCTTTAGCTTTTGAATTTTTCTTGACGTATTTTAAAATCACCGATTGAGTAGGATTCTGATTGCCAAGTTTCTTCCTCGCCATTCCACTTTCCTTTCAATCGTCATCGCATGATAACCCTATCGCTGGGAGATATCGGATCACCTCCTAGATGCTGTCTAAAATATTCAGATACTCTGCTTCTTTATATGTTTCTGCAAAAATATCAGGCTTGCACGGATAAAGCTCCCCTTGAACACCTTTGATGATATAATCGCCTGTTTTTGCGACCATGACCCCCTCAAGTGTTTTAATCTCACACCATGCGGGATTTTTATTCCACTTACCATTATCGTGAACGATAATCTCATTCCTTGTCACTGCGTCCCAAAACCAATCTTCTTCAATCAAACAACGTTCATTAAGTTGAACCGCCTCAACCACAACAGGCTTCTTTCTGTATTTCATTTTTTGACTCCTTTCATAGCATAAGAAAAGCACCCTTTCGAGTGCTTAAAATTTCTTATTTTCGGTCCGAAAAGAAATCGGCCCAAAACGGATTTTCTTTATCAAAGATTTCAA